CAGTAGCATTTGTAATGAATGAATTTGTACCATCATGATAAATTTGTAAATCATTTCCAGTACCTAATTTTATAATTTTAGAATCAGCAAAACTTATACCCCCAGTACCCAAAGACATTCCAGAGGCAGTTCCATCTCCATCATATACAAGTAATGGAGTTGAACCTAAACCATCTGAATCTCCAGTATGCAATAATTGCACATAGGTTGTCGCTATTTGTTGATTTGTTAATGTTGTTACAGCACTCATAATATCCCCTTAAAAATCTGTATTGTCAAAACTTCCTTTTTTATATTCTTCTTCATATAAATCTTTTCCAAAACGTGTAGTTGTTTTACTTATAATTCTCCTTAAGTTTTTACTCCCACATTTACATTTTGGCTCTGTATGCACTAACCCGTGCCAATGTTCAATTACTTTTTTACAATCATTGCATTGATACTCATATAATGGCATTATTTTTTTGCTTTCTTTTTTGGTGGTTTAGGGTGTTTTTTTGGTTTTTCGTCTTCACAATTTACTCTGCTTGTTGAAATGCAATCGCACCCATCTTCTTCACACTCAACATATCCCATATCAATATAATTGGCTAGTCTTTCTTCAGACAAATCCCACTTGCCAATCACTTTATCATCTTTTTTTAAATATCTCCACATAAAAACTCCTTTTAGTATTGGGGGGAAATAAATCCCCCCTTTACATTATGATTATGGATTGTTAAAATTAACAACTGGTAATGCAGTTGAACTTGCACCATGTGAAAGAGTTGCTCCGAAAAGTGAATCAACTACAATGCTTGTTGCAAGATAGTCAATATCATACTGTTCTTGAACTCTTGGCTGAAGTTGACTTGCATAGTAAACTCCAGATGTTTTAAAAATGGTTGCACTTTCATCGCCAGTTCCGCCGTCATCGTCCCAATCAACTGATGCATAGACAGGCATTCCATAAACGTTTCCAAGTTCACCAGTAACATTTGGATTTGTAGCATCACCTCTGATTGTTGCAGAGTTGAAATCTGATAAACCTAAAATGCTTGAATAAAATGCAGGTGAAGCATATACAAAAGTTTGACCATCTGTATATGAATGACCACCATCAAGAAGTTTTTGAAGTCCACTTCTTATGAGAGCAGTAGTTGCTGTATTATCTGCGGCGAGTGTAACATCGTTACCTGTTGCTGATTGTAATACGTCAACTGCAATATAGTTTTCTATTTTCTTTGCAATAGCATATCCCATTGATTGTGCATACATTCCAAATAAATCGGAGTTCTCTTGCACTCTTACTAAATCTCCAATTCTCTTTGCTTCATACACATGTTGATTAATTGACAACTCAACTTCTCCATCTGTATTTGCTCCATAAGATACTGCAGAACCACTACTTAATGTTGCGGCAGTTTCTTCAGTAACTTTTGGTATATTTAACTTATTGCCACCCTCAGAAACCATGCTTGATAAGTCTGTAACTTGATTAACAAGTCTAAATTCTCTTTCAGCATAGTCAAGAATCGCATCTGACCACATCTCGGGGATAAAATTCGCCGCTGTGGTTAATGTAACCTCTGCCATTTAAATTACCTCTTACTTTTATATTGTTGTAAAATTCCTGCCCAGTTGTCCCGTCTTTCTTTTTTATCCATTTCCATCATATTTTTTTGTGGAACTTGTGATACACCTGCAACTCGGTTTTCTGTTTTTACAACTTTTGTTTTTAAAATTTTACTATGAACTTTCTGTAAATCAATTAATGATAAATGTTGAAAGTCCTCTCTATCTTCATCTGTAAAGTCTGCTAACAATGATTGTCTTTGTTTTTCAATAAACTCATTGGCTTTTTGAACTTTTGGCTCAAGTTCTTCAATTTTCTTTGCCCTTTGTTCTGCCAATGTTTTCCATTCCTCTTGCTTTGCAAGTTCTTCTTCCTTTTGTTTAGAAATCATTATCTCAAGTTCTGCTAACTTTTTCTCTGCTGACTGTGCTCTTTGTCGGTATTTTTTCGATTCTTGAATAACATCTCCGACTTCAACATCATTAGGTACAGATTGCTCTAATGGTTGTGCTTCTTCTTGATTCTGCTGAATCTCTTTTGTTTCTTCGGACATCTGTCCTCCTTCTTTTTATTTACTTATTGTTATGTTTGTTTCTTTTTGTATGTAAAGTTTTAATTTTTTTCCAAGTATATTTCCAACAAAGTTTGCTAGTTTATCTTGGTTTTTACTTGATAAATCATTTAATGTATAGTTTCTTTTTGCATTGCCCTCTACTACTTGACCTTTTGCAAAAACTAATTTGAATCCATCTTTAATTAATTTAACTGATATTCTTCTTAATGTTTCACCAGTAAGTTTCATATTAACTTTTGAAACATCTGTGTTAAGTTGAATACCTTTAAATTTTGTTAATTTTCCATAATTTGGAATAGTCATACCTCTTGACTTAAAATTTTTATAACTATCAATAAAAACATTTTTTCCTTTTATTTTTTTCCAACCCACCCCTGCACCTTTATTTGAATATGAAAAAGGTCCCGATGGTTTACCTTGAAATTTTCCTTGCCCCGCATCAGACACAATTAGTTGCTTTGCAATCTGCCCTGCTTTTTTAAAAACATTCACATCAAACTTTACTAACTCTGTTAATTCACCTTTTTTAACACTCATAAAACAACTTCCCATTCATGGCGACAATTAAAACCACCTCTATCTGCTTGTCCAACTCCATCAAGCCCATTTATTTCAGCAGTTGTAAAGCCCTCTGCATTTTGTGGGTTGTTTAAAACTTTAACACAAGCATCTCTTGTTTTTCCATCAAGAGGTCCCACATATTTATATCTTGTTTCTGGCAAATCTTCAAACGCTTTAAACTTTGCTGAGTTGGAAAAACGTGCAAAAGAATCATTTACAACTAATCTTGTTTGTGCTGTTGTTAATGTTGTTACTGTTCTTTGTAATCTTTCTGTTATAATTTCACTTGACTCACCTGCAATAATACCTTTTAATAATTCACTTTTAAGTGTTGTTGAAAATTCTTGTGCTTTGCCAAGCAGGGTTGTTGTGTCTAATTCTTTTAAAAGTTCTAATGACCTAACACTTGCAACACTTGTTTCAACACCCCTTGCCCTTGCTTCTCTAAAAACATTTACAACCTCATCATCATATTTTTTCATCAAATCATTTAATGCTTTATTGTAACCTTGTCTGTCAAGTTCTTGTAAAAAATCTAGTTCTCTTGCAACAATGCTTAATTGATTTGTATCTAATTCAGAAAGTGTTGTTGATACTTTGTTAAGTGTGCCAAAAACATTTTTTTGAATGTCTTCAATTACATTTAAAAAATCTGTTGGTGCATCAGCCATTTACAATCCTTTGAATAATATTTGTTGCATTTTCCTCTGGTTGTTCTTCTTGTATTTCATTTATCATATCATCTATTTGGTCATCTGTAAAATCTGGGTTATAATGTCTAAACCAATCTTTCTTGGTAGCCAATCCATTGTCCCATTTCCACATCCATTCTTCACGCTCTTGTGCAGGGCTCAATGGTATATGTGGCTCACTAAAGTCAATATTATATTCATCAGACACATTTATATTAAATGCTTCTAAAATCTTTTTATCAAGCCTAAATCTTTCAACCTCAAATTTTCTAAATCTTTCAAAGTCAGACATAATTGCTTCTGTTAATTCCATCTCTAATATTCTTTGATGTTCACCAGAACTTGAATGTGTGTCAGACGCCCAATTTATTTTAAGATGTAAAGCATCAGCAGTTGTTTCTACTACCCATTTCATATTGCTTCTAATTTCTGCTAACGAGCCAGATGGACTTACTATATTATAATTTGCTCCCTCTGGCAACACTAAAAGTTTTGATACATCTATTTTTACTCTTGTTGTTTCATCAACTCCAGTCAAGACGGATTGACCTAAACTTTGATACATATTTCCGAGAGATAATTGTGTGCCAAATACATTGTATAAAAGATTGGCATTTGCAACCATCTTACCCTTGCCAGTTCTATACCATTCATTACCAAGCATAGGATATAAATGCGACCACAATATTGGTATTTCACCATAAGGATTTACATCTTCATCATTTACATGTATTATTTCACCAGACTTTTTTATTTTAAAATGTTTTTCATCTGACCAAAATACATACTCTTGCTCATACACTTTTGCATTACCATGATTAAATAATGGATAAATAACTGCAACTGGCTCTGGATTATTTGGTAAATATATTGGCTCAAAGTCAGTCAAAATATGTCCTTGCAACATTTGTTTTTCTTCATCGTAAAACCTTAAAAACCCAATAGTTCCTAACAAGCCAGTCATTCTATCGACTTCAATCATTTCATTATCACAATTTGAAATCAGTTCTAAATATCGTGGGTCTGCTTTTCTTTGTGGTGCAGATTTATAAGTAATAAACCTTGCATCAATAATTTTTTTTGTAATATTAATTGCCATTGGTGGAGCATATCTAAGTGCTTCTGCATCAAAATAATTCATTACTTCTTCTTCTAAATTAATGCCCTCATAATAATTCATAATTGTTAATCTATCATCACGCTCATTATAATGGGCTTGGTCAATATAATCTTTAATACTACTTATAATTGTAACTTCATTTAAATTGGGTATAATCATTACCAAATCCTCTGTAAATTTTGTACTTCCTTTTTTCTAATCGGAAATCGGTTTATAAAAAAATATCTAATTGCATCCATGCTGTGGTCGTGTTGCCCATCTTTTAACGGTTCTTCTTTTAATGTTTGGTTTTCTTTTTTGTCTGGGTATCTGTAATTTTCAAAATCATTTATTACATTTGTACACTTATCACTTATAAACAACCTTGCTTTGCCCTCTGCATTTTTAAAAAAAGAGCGTACTAAATCAATACCAGAAGGAATTGACCTACTTATTTTGTCAGTTTTATAATTAACTCCAATGCCATTTCTTCTAAATATTTCTGCATCTCCCAATCCACTTGTTGATTGAACACCAACACCCGCAGGGTCGCAATAAGTTTTTAATACTGGGTAGTTTTTTTGTTTAATCAAATGTATTAATTCTTCTGTTTTAATGTTTGTTTTATGCACAATTTCGTCAATAATATGTACTTCAAAGTCCCCATCAACCTTGCCAACTTGTAACCAAACAACAGCAGGTTGTCTAAAACCAAAATCAACTGCACAATAAGTTTCCCACGTTTTTTGGTATTCAATTTTTTTAACATGAATATCTCTTTCAATGGGATAAACTTTTCCTGCAAAACTTGTAAACTCTGCAAGATACTCTTGTTTAAATGTTTCTTCTGTAAGTTCATTTCTTAATTCTTCTACGTTATCCCTGAAATACCTTGAATTTGAAGAACTATGTTGCCAAGATTCCCATTCGGGATAATCATCAGACTGCCCTCGTTGGTATAAATCATATAACCAGTTATATCCTCGAGGAGTTGAAACGAATAAAGCCCACCCTTGTCTGTCTGATAAAGTAGGTCGTAAGTATTGTTCCCAAACCAATTTGTTAATGATTGCACTCTCATCTACAATTAACCAATCCAAACCCTCACCAACCAAACTTGTATCTGGTGTACCTGCTGACTTAATCCAAACCTCGCTGTTATTAATAAATTTTGCATAGAAAAGATTACCATTTATTACTTTTTTACTTATTGTTGGCAGTTTATATTTAATAATAAGATTTTCTTGTATTTCCCTGCCAATTTTTGAAGCCAACTCATAACTTGGTGCAACAACCCACCCTCTAGTATTTGGTTGTAATATTGCAACCTCTGCTTCTCTTGATGCTGAATAACTTTTACCACTTCTTCGCCCTTGTATATTTACTCTAAACCTTGCTTTTGAATTATGCACTTCCCATTGTATGGGCTCTGGTACATATCCTATTCTTTCAAAATATGCTTTTTTATTCGGGTTGATTAAGAGCCTCGAAAAGTTCCTTCCATTCTTCAGTAATGTCGGCTGTTCTCTCAACGGCTTTTCCCTCTGTTCTGTCTGTTAGGTGTGTAACTGCCCACGACTTGCCCTGCATTGCATATATAAATGTAAATCGTGCAACTGCTTCATTCATTGTTAAGTTTGTTGTGTCAACATCTGGAAACAATTTTTTGACTTGCTGTTGAAATTTAATTGGAATTGTTTCATTACCTATTTTTTTTAAAAGCCCAGTAATTGTTATTGACCCTTTTGGTCTGCCTTTTGGATTACCACTTTTTCCTTTTTCAAATTTTGGCATTTTTTCTGTTAATTCCCTGTTTTAACAGGCAAAATTATAGAGCGATTCACTAGGTATCGAACCTGTACTTTCATCTTGGAGAGATAACGTGCTTCCCTTTACACCAGAATCGCAATTCTTTCTATTTGACTTTAATTTTATTAACGGTATAGTTTTAGCAAAATCATTTGAAAGGTTTTTCTTTTTACCTTTTTCATCTTCTAACCAAACTTTTAAATCTTTTTTTGTAGGATATTTTTTTAAAATATCAAATTTAGCATCCTGCATTAATTTTTCTTTATCCCTTAACCAATAAATATAAACAAAATTGTAACCACACCATTTGCTTACGTTTGGAAAAATACCTTTTAGTTTTGCAAGACTATTTACTGAATACCTATGCCATAAAGCGATTGGGTGTACAATACCAACTTTTGGAACATAGATTAACTGACATAATTTTTGACCAATATAATCATAATTACTTGCTTGGTATATTGTACCAATTAAACCTTGAAACCCTGCGGCGTATGTATAAAGATATTTTATTGATGTATATTTTTTTAAAAGTTTATGTGTATAAGATAAAAAACGACTTGCAGTATATTTGGGTGTCCAATCAAAAACAAAAAAACGACACAACTCTAAATAATCTTCAAACTTTCCTGCATCACCAAACAATGCTTTTGGAGTTTTTCTAGGTACAATACCCCAACCCCAAACGGCTAACCCTGCAACCTTACCACTTATATAACATGCAAAATAATATTTAGAACTATTGGGCAAAGATTCAGCGTGTGGGTGCATTTTACATATTTCAACTGCTTCTTTTCTTTGTATTGGTTTTACAATCATTTTACTTATTTATTAAAAGCATAATTGCTTTATTTTTATTTTTGTCCAATGTATTTAATTTTGTTTGTAGTAATTCTAATTCCTCAGCATTTAAAACAAATGTAATTTGGTGTCTTCCATCAACACCGCTTGTATCACCTTTTTCTTCAAAATAAGATGCCCAGTCATCATTTGTTGGGGCATCATTCCAACCTAGTTCTTTTTCATCAAAACCCCATTCAACCAAATCATCTACATTAAAATTGTTGGCAAGTATATCCCAATCCCATTCACCATTGTTTTTATTTAAACGCACATTTAATTTTTTTTCATCATCTAAACTTAGTTCAAGTGCTACACATGGCACAGTTTCTATACCCAATGTTTTTGCAACTTTTACTCTTTGATGACCTCCAATGATAACATCTTTTCTTTCTGGATTTGCATTAATTATAATTGGGTCAATGACCCCAAACTCATTTATTGAATTTTTTAAATCTTTAAATTGTTTTTCTGTTAGTTGCCTTGGATTATATTCAGATTCTTTAAGGTTGTTTATTTTTTTATTTATTATTTTCATAAAGTGTTAATTTTTTGTCCCATCGATGTTACTTTTTGACATCAAACCTTTATTCAAATTCTGGGTTGTTTTCTTCGTCCTCAACCTCAATTTTGTTTTTTATGTATTGTTCATTTAATGGTAAAATAATACCAACATCATAAGCATCTTGACGATTTGGACTGCTGTAAACGTTGCTGTAAGAATTTTTTAAACTTCTGTTTCCATACCTTGTATCATTATCGGGATTTGTTTTGTATATATTTTTAATTTTTACGGCTT